AGAATATGAGGCAGATCGCTGCAGAAATGAATCGGAAAAAATCCGCACTCAATGAGGCAAAATGGCGTCAAGTCAAAAACGAAGTCAAAATGAAAAAGATTGAAGAAGAACTTGAATCTGGTAAATGCGATTATTGGAGAGAGGTTGATCTCACGGTCAAACTGACTGAACTGAGAGAAGGGCTTGCCGAAGGTATTGTGACGATTGAAGGTGCGATGAAAGACGTTCTTGTTCTCAATGAATTATATGAACAACTCAAAGGTAAAGTTTCGAATTTCTCTGAACTTGATATTGAGATGGAAGAGAGTAAGACACATCTGAAAAGAAGTATTGTTCAGTCAATTCGTGACGTTCGTATGTCAGGATCAATCACAAAGGCAGAACAAGAATATCTTGAACAAATTGGTGTAAACCCAATGAAGATGCAGAATCTGATTCGACAGTATGTTAAACAAGAAGCAGAATCAACTTCATGGGATAACAAAGGATTATATGATTTTGTTGATGGTATAGTGAAAGATTTGATAGACAATCATAAGGTTGATATCGTAAGAATGGAATATATGGGATTTGATTCAAAACCTGTAGAAAACATGTCCTATGATACAACCGTAGCAAGGAGAATAGAAGACAATGAGCAAACTAATCGTAACGACGATTGAGGATGCGAGTGGAGCGTCTGGGACAGTTACCTTTACAGGTTCTGTCGAGGCAGTCGACTTCAACTCGACTTCTGATGCTCGTCTCAAGACAGAGATCACAAGTATCGAAGGTGGTTTGAATAAGATCGCTCAGATGCGTGGTGTGACATTCAAGATTCACGATAAACCATCAGCTGGTGTTGTTGCGCAAGAATTAGAACAAGTGATTCCTGCTGCAGTCAAGACTGGTGACGATGATTATAAATCGGTGAACTATAACGTCATTATCGGATATCTGATTGAGGCAGTCAAAGAACTTCAAGAGGAAGTCAATACTCTGAAAGGTCAGTAAAATGGCCTATAAAGTCGATGGCACTGCGTATCTAAAAGATGATAAAACAGCTGAAACATTTGAGAATGTTACAGTAACAAATCACTATACGCTTTTTGCTGGCATCGGAGCAAGTGCATCTACAGGTTACACGATTGCAGGAATAACATCACCGACAAATACTCGAAATACTATCGATAGTTTTCCTTTTGCATCGGACGCAAATGCTTCTGACGTTGGAGATACAACATCTGTAATTCATTTTCAATCTGGACAATCATCATCGTCCCATGGATATAGTTCTGGAGGAAGTACAGGTAATCCCGCATCCCATGCCCCGAGTAATATCATTCAAAGGATACCATTTAGCGTTAATGCAAATGCAACAGATGTAGGTGATTTGACAGTTAATCGAAGAGGTTTATCTGGCCAATCTTCTTTATCAAATGGTTATGCTTGTAATGGATATCACGATGGGACAACAACATATTATAATATTATTGATAAATTTCCTTTCGCTTCTGATACTACGAATTCTTCTGATGCTGGGGATTTAACTCAGACAAGAAGTGCTGCAACTGGTACATCTTCCAGAACACATGGATATGTTGCTGGGGGTTATGCGGTTTCTGACACCTCTAATGTGATTGATAAGTTTCCTTTTAGTACTGATGCGAATGCAACTGATGTAGGAGATCTAACACAAAGCACATATTCTGGTGCGAATCAGTCGTCTGAAACTCATGGGTATACTTCTGGTGGAACGACGACTTCAAATAATACAGGACTGCATAATGTGATTGATAAATTTCCTTTCTCTTCAGATGCAAATGCTTCAGATGTAGGGGATTTGGTTCAAGCAAGATATTTGTTAGCTGGCGGACAATCCTCTTCATCTCATGGATATTCTTCGGGAGGTTACATTGTTCCTGATGTCAATACGATTGATAAGTTCCCCTTTAGCACTGATGCAAACGCTTCAGATGTTGGTGATCTAACTCAAGCAAGATACGGTACCGGTGGGGCTGGGGTACAAGGATGAACTATGGTTTATAAGATTTCAGATACATCAGTAATTACCGCACCGGATAATGTTGTATTCTATGATATAATTGTTGATGTCCATCAGGATTTTTCATCTCAAAGACCTTCTATCGGATATAGTGCTACTTTCGCATATGTATTAGGTGGAAGAGATGCTCCAGGCACTCAACTTGACAATATTATGAGATATCCGTTTTCTACTGACACGAATGCAGCTGATGTTGGTAATTTATCTGATGGTATAGATAGCGGCACAGGGAATGGTTCTTCAACGCACGGATATCATTCTGGTGGTAGACCAACTCCAACAACAAACACCGCAAATATTGAAAAATTTGGATTTTCCTCAAGTGTTAGCACGAGTTCAGTTGGGGTCCTAACCCAAGGGAAATATCAACAAAGTCCACAACAAAATACTACTCATGGGTATATGAGTGGTGGGGCAACTGGATCTCCCGCTAGCGGAGCACAAACTAACGTGATTGAGAAATTTCCTTTTAGCACAGATGAAAATGCATCTGATGTAGGTGACCTCACTCAAGCAAGGTTTGGTATTGGAGCTGGTCAATCATCAACTACTCATGGATATACATCTGGCGGAAGAGTGCCTCCTGATAATTATGGTCGTGACACAATCGATAAATTTCCATTCGCAACAGATGCAAACGCAACAGATGTTGGTAATCTAGTAGGTGCTAGATCGTTGAATGCAGGTCAATCGTCTGATACAAATGGATATGCTTCAGGAGGATATAAAGATCCGAGCCCAGCTGGTGATAATTACCTGAACACGATAGACAAGTTCCCATTTAGTACCGATGCGAATGCAACTGATGTAGGGGATTTGACTGATGGGAGAAGAGGATTTGCTGGTAGTAGTTCTCGCACACACGGATACCACGCAGGTGGAAACTCTCCTGGGGCAGTTAATATTATTGATAAATTTTCTTTTAGTGTAGATGGTAATGCGACCGACGTCGGAAACTTAACTGTTGTTATAGATAACTCATCAGCGACACAAGGATAAACTATGGCATATAAAGTATCAGGATCAGACACAATCAAAGATGATAAAACTGTTATATTCGAAAATGTAACAGCAACTGTTCGTCGTCATCCTGCATCTTCTGAACCATTTCGAGGGATAGGAGGGATTGCTACTTTCGGATATTATGCTGGTGGAAGAAATGACGCGCCAGGAGCAACGCAAACTCTACAAGGTGATAGATATCCATTTGCTTCTGATACGGATGCTGTATCAATCGGTAATGCTTTGATTACAACCAGAGAGCTTTCAGCAGCAGCATCGTCAACAACTCATGGATACGTAGCAGGTGGGTCAGTTGTAGCTCCTACTATTCGAAATCAAATAGAAAAATTTACATTTGCTGCAAGTACAACCTCTTCTGATGTCGGTGATCTAGATTCAACAAAGAGAGGGGCTTCAGGATCGCAAAGTGCCACCCATGGATATTTTTCCGGAGGTTCTAATACTAGTCCAGTAACAGCCCCGAGTATGAGTAATGTGATTCAAAAAGTTCCTTTCAGCACAGATGAAAATGCATCAGATGTAGGTGATCTCACTCAAGCAAGATTCGGTATCAATGGAGGGCAGTCATCAGAAACGCATGGTTATGCTAGTGGTGGTAGGGTTTCTCCACCAAATTTTGGGAATACAACGATCGATAAGTTTCCTTTTAGTACTGATGCAAATGCAACCGATGTTGGTGATGTGCTTTTCACATCGATGGTTGCGGGTCAATCATCAGTCGATAATGGGTATCTTGCCGGAGGATATGGAGATCCGAGCCCAGCTGGAGAAACCTATAGAAATGCTATTCAAAAATTTCCTTTCGCAACTGATGCAAATGCAACAGATGTAGGTGATTTGACTCAAGGAAGGTATGGAGCTGCTGGATCTTCATCAGCAACAAATGGATATTCTATGGGTGGTTGGCTTCCTGGAGTATCAAATGTGATTGACAAGTTTCCGTTCAGTACAGACACGAATGCAACAGATGTTGGTAACTTAGCACAAAGCAGGTATGGTGGAGGTGGAGCACAAGGATGAAATATGGTTTATAAAATTAGTCTACCTCTTGTAGGAAGTACAGGAACTCGAAAAAAAGAAATTATCGATACAGATAATAATCTTGTGATTGATGAGATTCGTGTGGGGAGTTTTCGAAAAGCTTCTACTCAGGCTCAAGGGTCTACGAGTGGATATACATCTGGAGGACAGAATCCTGCAGTAGGAACTGAAGTTAATGTCATAGATAAATTTCCATTCAGTACAGATGCTAATGCTACAGACGTTGGAGATCTAACACAAGCAAGGAGATCTACAGCAGGACAATCATCAACATCAAACGGTTATGCTTCTGGGGGATTTATACCATCGGATACAGGTGGAATAAATGTTATTGAAAAATTTCCGTTCAGTACAGATGCTAATGCTTCAGATGTTGGGGATTTGACTCAGGCAAGATATGCTGCATCAGGTCAATCATCTTCTACGGATGGTTATACATCTGGTGGTGGATTCCCTATAGTTATTCCAATTGATAAATTTCCATTCAGTACAGATGCGAATGCAACAGATGTTGGTGATCTAACCCAAGCAAGAAGATTCGGGGCAGGTCAATCTTCAGATGTTAGTGGTTATACTTCAGGTGGTCAATCGGCATCGCCAGGAATTCCTACAAATACCATTGATAAGTTTCCTTTTGCAGTAGATGCTAATGCAACAGATGTTGGTGATTTAGTTATTTTAAGAACTAACTCGGCTGGTCAATCTTCTTCAGAAAATGGATATCTATCTGGTAATAATCCTATTTCTGATGCTATTTATAAATTTCCTTTTAGTTCTGATGCTAATGCAACAGATGTTGGAGATCTAACACTGGGAAGATCTTCAGTAGCAGGACAATCTTCAGATGTTAGTGGTTATACTTCAGGTGGTATAGGTCCAACTTTAGGATATGAAAATGTTATTGATAAGTTTACTTTTCCCTCTGATGCTAATGCTACAGATGTTGGAGATCTAACACTAGGAAGATCAGATGTGTCAGGACAACAGGTGTAATAAATAGTAACATGGTATATAAGATTTCAGATACAGCAATAATTATTGAGTCAGATGGAGAAACTATCCTGATTGCCGATAGTCTTGAGTATGAGAACAGTATTACAATTTCGGATACTGATTATACGTTGAGTCCGACTTATATTGCAGATTATTTTTCTTCATTCCAAGGATCTACGAGTGGATATGCCACTGGCGGAACTGGTCCACCATTTTCTACAGTTATTGATAAATTTCCTTTTGCTTCAGATGCCAACGCAACAGATGTAGGGGATCTAACTCAAACCAGAACAAATGCATCTGGTCAATCCTCAGCTGATAATGGATATACATCTGGGGGCTCACCTACAATCAATACCATCGATAAATTCCCATTTAGTGCTGATGCGAATGCAACTGATGTCGGAGATCTAACTCAAGGTCGAGCTTCGTCATCCGGACAATCATCGTCTGGTAATGGATATACTTCAGGAGGATCCAATACAGGATTTCCTATAGTTGGTACAAATACAATAGATAAATTCCCATTTTCTGCTGACGTAAATGCTACAGATGTTGGGGATTTATTAGGTATAAAAATAGATGCATCTGGCCAATCATCAACTGAAAATGGTTATATATCTGGGGGGCAAGATCAAACTCCAGAGGGATCAGGTTACTCTAATGTTATTCAAAAATTTCCATTTTCCGCTGATGCTAATTCAACAGATGTTGGAGATCTGACCGTAACTAAAATTCAATCTTCAGGTCAATCATCATCAACTCATGGATATACATCTGGTGGTCCAAACAGCAATATTATTGAAAAGTTTTCGTTTAGTACAGATGCAAATGCAACAGATGTGGGAGATTTGACTCAGGCAAGATACCGATCTGCAGGTCAATCATCAACTGAAAATGGTTATGCGTCTGGTGGATATAATTCTGGTAATCCAGCACCGCCACCACCAATTCAGACATTTGATACTATCGATAAATTTTCGTTTACATCTGATGGTAATGCAACTGATGTAGGTAATTTGACCCAAGCAAGATATGGCGCAGCAGGACAACAGGTGTAACAATGGTTTATAGGCTCAACGCAGGTACAGTAATCGATCAAGATGGAAATCTACAGATAGAGAACTTGTATGCTATAGCGATTGAACCAAATGTTGTAAACAACGGAATTGGTTCTGATGCTAGTTTTGGTTATGCATCTGGAGGAGATATCCCTGGGGCTGTTAATACAATCGATAAGTTTTCATTCAGTTCAGATGCGAATGCCACAGACGTTGGCGATTTGACTGTAGCAAGGGAAAGAGCATCTGGTGCATCATCTTCAGAACATGGTTACAGTGCAGGAGGTAATTTACCGTCACCTGGCCCAACTGGTAAATCAAATGTAATTGATCGATTTCCTTTTGCATCCGATGGCAATGCCACTGATGTTGGTGACATGATAGCAGTAAGAGAAGGTGGTCATGGTGGTCAACAATCACCAACTCACGGTTATATTACTGGTGGGCCAGCAAGTAACGTGATTGAAAAATATGCTTTTGCAGCATCTGCTAATGGATCAGACGTAGGGGATTTAACTTCTGCAAGACAGGCAATCGCTGGTCAGTCATCAGAAACCCATGGATATGTATCTGGTGGATTTTTTCCACCTGCAAGTAGTAATATAATTGATAAATTTCCATTTAGTGTAGATGGAAATGCAACTGATGTAGGAGATTTAACTCAAGCAAGACATGCTGCATCTGGTCAATCATCAGGTGAAAATGGATATACCTCAGGAGGATTCATACCACCTTATACAAACGTGATTGATAAATTCCCATTTGCATCTGACGCCAATGCAACCGACGTAGGAGATATTTTAGTAGCAAAATATGGTTCAACAGGTACTTCATCTGGGTCACATGGATATGGAGCAGGAGGTCAGACAGATCCTGGTGTCGATAATGTGATTGAAAAATTTCCTTTTAGTACAGATGCAAATGCAACGGATGTCGGAGATTTAACTCAAGCTAGACGTTATGGCGCAGGGAATCAAGGGTAAATAGAGTTATGGTATCAAAATATAAACTATCCGATAAAGTGATTCTAACAGACTCTGATGGCACCAGAGATATGATTGTTGATGGTACTGTATATTATAATGATTCTGATGGTAAAACTCTTACAGTCACGAATACGATTCGGACACTTTCACCAGATTATTTTACAGATTATTTTCCCGCTTTTCCTCAAGGAAAAACAAGTGGATATACTTCTGGTGGATTTACTCCAGAGCTATCGCGAGTCGATACAATTGATAAATTTCCATTCAGTACAGATGCAAATGCGACTGATGTGGGTGATTTAACTCAAGCAAGAAATCGTGTAGCTGGTCAATCATCAACTGGAAATGGATATAGTTCTGGTGGATATGCTGTTCCTGGTTATGACAATGTTATCGATAAATTCCCATTTAGTTCTAATGCTAATGCATCTGATGTTGGGGATCTAACTCGTGTAGGATTTGCGTCAGCAGGTCAATCATCAACTGAAAATGGTTATACTTCAGGAGGTAACTCCCCAGATAATGTTAATATCATTGACAAATTTCCTTTTAGTTCTGATGCTAATGCAGCTGATGTTGGAGATTTAACTCAAGCAAGAAACGGTGTTGCTGGACAATCCTCAGATGCAAATGGATATACTTCTGGAGGAGCCACACCAGCTATCGTCAATACGATAGATAAATTTCCGTTTAGTTCTGATGCGAATGCAACTGATGTTGGAGATCTAAGTCAAGGAAGACAACTCGTAAGTTCTGGTCAATCATCAAAAACAAGTGGTTATACATCTGGTGGTAATAGCCCATCAATACCTGGAAATTCTAATGTTATCGATAAATTTCCTTTTAGTTCTGATGCTAATGCTACAGATGTTGGAGATTTAACCGCAGCTGGGAGTCAAGGAGCAGGTCAATCATCAACAACTCATGGATATACTTCTGGTAGATCCTCTCCACTTGGAGTTAGTGATATAATAGATAAATTTTCATTTAGTACAGACGGAAACGCAACTGATGTAGGTGATCTAACTCTAGCAAGAATTGGTAATGCGGGACAACAGGTGTAACAATGGTTTATAGAGTCAACAGAGATCCAATCATTGACGGCAACCGAGTACTTCGTGTTGATCGAATGCGTGTGGGTAGTTTTTCTCAGACTGTTCCTCAAGCTCAAGGATCAACATCTGGATATACATCGGGAGCATTTCTTGACACTGTAGGTGGTAATGTTATTGATAAGTTTCCTTTCAGCTCTGATGCTAACGCAACAGATGTTGGAGATACACTAGGAAGTACTGCTACACCTACTTACAACTATGATGGACACACTGGTGGGGCATCTTCATCTTCTCATGGATATTTAGCTGGTGGATATCCCAATATCAATGTAATACAAAAATTTTCGTTCAGTGTTGACGGTAACGCAACAGATGTTGGTGACTTAACTATAGGAACCTATGGACAAGGTGGTACTATGTCCGAGACACATGGATATATGTCAGGTGGACATCCGAGCCGCAATACCGTTGAGAAATTTCCTTTTACTAGCGATACAAATGCATCAGATGTTGGGGATTTGACTTCAGGTAGGTATTTTTTGACTCCTTCTATGAGTAAAACCCACGGATATGCGGCAGGTGGAACAACAGCAACAAGTGGTCTACCTAATCAAAATGTTATCGATAAAAACCCATTTTCTTCAGATGCAAATTCAACTGATGTAGGGGATCTTTTAGGGTTTCAAGACGAAGGGGCTGGTGCTAGTTCTACTACTCATGGATATATGTCAGGCGGCAACGAAATACCATCGCCAGGAGTCGGACCACCATATGGGGATCTTATTAATGTAATACAAAAATATCCCTTTAGTTCTGATGCAAATTCATCAGATGTTGGGGATTTAGGAACAGCGCGCTATAGGGCAGCTGGGCAGACCTCAACAACTCATGGATATAGTTCTGGGGGAGCAACTCCAGGTGCTACAAATATTATAGAAAAATATCCATTTAGTTCTGATACAAATTCATCAGATGTAGGTGATTTAACAGATGCAAGGACTGGATCTTCAGGACAACAGGTATAGATAAATAGAGTTATGGTATATAATATTTCAGATACAGCAATGATTATCGAATCAGACGGAAAAGCGATACTGATTGCCGATAGTCTTGAGTATGTCAATAATTTTACTGTCACTACAGATGTATACGATCTACCTGATGATTATTTTACAGATTATTTTCCGCAATATATATTCCAAGGATCTACAAGTGGATATACATCTGGCGGACTTGACAACCCTAGTACTTTATCAAACATAATAGATAAATTTCCTTTTAGTTCTGATGCGAATGCAACAGATGTGGGAGATTTGACTCAGGCAAGATACAGACCAACCGGTCAATCATCAGATGCAAGTGGATATACTTCTGGCGGTGCACCATTGAGCAATGTAATTGATAAATTTCCGTTTGCATCGGATGGTAATGCAACTGACGTAGGAGATTTATCACAAGGAAGATCTAGTGCAGCAGGACAATCATCTTCAAATAGTGGTTACACGTCTGCAGGAAATGCTTCCGGAACTGTTAATACAATTGATAAATTTCCTTTTAGTTCTGATGCAAATGCAACAGATGTAGGTGACTTAACCGAAGCAAGAGAACATTTGGCTGGTCAATCATCTTCAGATAATGGTTATGCATCGGGTGGTAACGCTAGCGGAGGAAAAGATACAATAGATAAATTTCCTTTTAGTTCTGATGCAAATGCAACAGATGTAGGAAATCTAACTCAAGCAAGAGACTTTTTGGCAGGTCAATCTTCTTCAACTCATGGATATACTTCTGGTGGATTTGCACCACCTGGACCTGTTAATACAATTGATAAATTTACTTTTAGTTCTGACGCAAATGCAACAGATGTTGGAGATCTAACACAAGCAAGATATAAGGTCGCCGGTCAATCTTCAACTGCTAGTGGTTATACTGCCGGTGGGGAGTTTTCTGGAGAAGTTAACACAATTGATAAATTTTCATTTAGTGCAGATGGTAATGCAACAGATGTAGGGGATCTAACTGGTATAAGATCTAGTGCAGCAGGACAACAGGTTTAGAAAACATATATATAACTTTACATAATTACTTTATGAGGTGAAAATGAATTCCGCAGAATATTTTGAAAAGAATCGATACATCTACTTGGCAGATGTATTACCAAAAAATGTTTGCCAAGATTTAACAAAACATATGCACGACCTTCATAAGAATGGTAAGCTTGTTCAAGACGAACAGTGTCCACTTTCTTGGTCAGTCTATGGTGACTCGAAGTTTGATGCGTTACTTGCTAATTTAGCAAAACCACTTGGTGAAAAACTTGGAGTAGAGATACTTCCGACATATACGTATGCACGTCTTTATCAGCCAGGTGATAGACTCAAAAAACATACCGATCGACCCTCGTGTGAAATATCTGGTACTATGACACTCGGTTATGATCCTGACTCAGCACTTTGGCCAATCTTTTTTGGACAAGATCAAAACGATCCAGGAACATCCTATAATATAGATCCAGGTGATTTAGTGATGTATCGTGGCAATGAACTTGTGCACTGGAGACCAGAATATAAAGGTAATTGGCAGGTACAGGTTTTCTTTCATTATGTAGACGCAAACGGTCCACATAAAGAATGGGCAAATGATAAGAGAGCAGTTCTTGGGACTGGCGCTGAAACTAAGAATCAGCAAAAACCGGCCCAAAAACAAGTAGTAGAAAAAGATATGATGGGAGAACCAGACAAGTATGAATTCAAATATCATTTCTCAGCAAATACAATGGCTATACTTCCTCAGGCAGATCATCTCCCAGGATATGCAGCTTTTTATAGTGGATTTAAACCAAAACTTGCTTTTACTCCTGAAGAATGTGATAAGATTATTGCTAATGCAAATAACCAATATGCATCAAAGGCAAGAGTTGGTTCTGAAGCAACATCAAAAACGGATCTCAGTGTTCGTAATGTAGATCAATATAACATAGAACTGAATGAAAATACTCGATGGATTTATAATAAACTTGTACTTGCGGTTGGAATGGCAAATCACGAGCATTTCGGTTTCAACATTAGTGGTATTACTCATGATCTTCAATTACTTCACTATCGTTCAGATGATGGTAATGGTCATTATGACTGGCATGTTGACGTAGGTCATGGTCATTCAGCCTGTCGTAAGATTTCTATTTCAGTTATGCTTTCTCCAGATGATAAATACAAAGGTGGAGACTTAGAAGTAAACGATCACGGGGTGCTAAGACAAGGTATTCGTGAGCAAGGATCAATTAACTTATTTCCAAGTTATATGCCACATCGTGTTGCACCAGTCACTGAAGGTGAAAGGTGGGCACTTGTTATATGGATAAACGGATCAGACAGATTTAGATAAGGAGAATTATATGCCTGTTGTAGAATATAAATTAGAAATTATTAATAATAAAGGTGGTGCTACTGCTCCACTTTGGGTAGATGATGGTGGTTATCATCATTCACCTATTGACAGAACTTTAGTTGGATGGGTAGAACCAGAAAGCGCAAGAGACTATTATGTACCAGATACGGTCACTGAATTATCGAAAAGTGAATTAGTTACACGTCAGCTAACAATTCATGCTTCGCATCCTTTCATGACAGAAGAAATGCTTGATAGTGATGGTAACGAGATTGATCCTGTTCAAATGACAGATGCTCAAGTGACTGCAGATGTAGAAACATGGTACGACCAGTTTGTAAGTGATCATAGCTAATGGAAACAGTTCTTGCAAAACAAATACTCGAGCTTGAATCGAACGAGCTCGAAGGTATTTTGATGAAACTTAAAATGGAAGAACGTGAAGGGTATGAAAAATTGCAGGAGTTAGTTGAAGACTTATAATATGATGAATGATTATGAACGTTTTTTGAAAACAAAACTATTTACAGATCGTGTTGGTCCAATATATGGTACTGAAGATTTTGGAATATATCTTTACTCAATTATCAAGATGATGAGGCCAAAGAATATTCTAGAACTTGGTACTGGTCTTGGCACAACCATGCTATGGGCAGCACAAGCACTCATTGAAAATAATGAAGGTATTATTCACACTTTTGATGATGGAAGTGAATGGAATCATCTGAAGAATGCTCGTGATCAGATGGGTGAATATTTTCGTGAAGACTATCTTTTCTATATTGAGAATCTGATCGATTCTTTTCAGATAAGAAAAGCAGTAGAGTTTCATCCAGTTCGAATCGAAGAGATAGAATCAGAAGCACCAATCGATATACTCTTCTCCGATTTTGCACATGGTCCATCTGACATATTACAGCTCCTTGCTGAATTTCTACCACAGATGAATAGCTATAGTAAGATCTATATTGATTCTGCTTCTACTCATTACGGATCATATCATACTCTTGAAAAAGTAATTGATATGTTGAATCGGAATATAATACCTCGATCTATTTCTGAAAGAGCAAAGAATGATACCATACATGATATTGTAAATCAGGGTCAGTTCCATCTCGAGCATATTGTAGAAAACAAAGATCGTGCACAGAATAGTACTACTTGTATTACAATACAGCCATATGACGTGTTTCCTTATCCAAGAGTCAATGTGAGGTATTGATGAAAGTAATTGATAATGTAATAGGTGACAAATATTCTGAATTACTTTTCGAAGAATGTGCAAAACTTCCTTGGACATTTGTACCAGATATATCATTTGGGGGTCAGGCAAAACGGAGTGTTCCAGGATTCTCACATAGTTTCTATCTGGATAAAGAATTCAACAATCATGAGCCGGTCACAATCCAATCAGAAAAGTATTCTTTGGTCCAACCAGTACTTCTTGAAGCATTTGATAAATTGAATATCAACGCAAATTTACAAAATGTTTTTCGGAGTCGTGCAAGACTAACCCTTGATCGCCCTGAATTATCTGAATCCGATCGTATTGACAATATTCATGTAGATTATCAAACTCCTCACCTCGTTTTGATATACTATGTCAATACAGTCGATGGTGATACTCTGATATACGAAAATGATAAAATCGTAGAAAGAGTATCACCGAAACGAGGTCGTTGTTTACTGTTTGATGGTTCATTACAACATACGTCAACTAGTCCTGCTCTTGGCCCAAGAATTATTATTAATAACAATATAAGGTGAAGTGATGCATCCAAATCAACATAATCTTTTTGAAACCCCAATATGGGGATTTATGCTGAATGATCAGAATTTACAGACATTTGATTATACTGACTATATTTTAGACATATCAAACACAGAACAATCTTCAACAAAAAGCAATATGGGTGGTTGGCAATCAAGAGACAATATTCATGAAGATGCAATCTTTCAAGAGTTTAATCAATCAATATTAGTTGCAGCAAAAGGTATATTGAAAAACTACACTCAGTTAGAACCATATATTCAAAGTATGTGGGCAAACATAAATGTAAAAGGTGATTTCAATGCACACCATACTCACGAAGGAGAACTGTCAGGAGTTTATTATTGTAATGTACCAGAAAAATCTGGTGGATTGATACTTGTAGATCCCAAGGTAAGATCTCATGTTTCTGCAATAAAAAGTAGTAATTTTCCAGTTCGACCTGAAAGACTTGCTTTGATTATATTTCCGAGTTGGTTAGAACACTATGTACAACCGAGTCAAAGTGATGATGCTAGAATCAGTATTAGTTTTAATATAGGAATTAAATAATTATAAATAGTCATAGATATTTTCAATACGGAGTAACCTATGGCAAATCCATCATCTCGCGCAACACTGATAGACTATTGTAAAAGAAGACTTGGTGATCCTGTGATCGAGATAAACATTGATGAGGACCAGGTTGAGGATCGTGTAGACGAAGCAATACAGTATTACCAAGAATATCATTCTGATGCAACAGTCAGAACATACCTGAAGCACCTAGTGACTTCTGACGATGTAACAAATGAATATATTACTCTTTCCTCAGATATACTTTTCGTTTCTAAACTTTTTCCACTCTCGGCATCTTCTGGCTCTGCTATCAATTTTTTCGATATCAAGTATCAAATGATGCTAAACAATATAGCGGACCTACAAAACTTTGCTGGAGATCTTGCTTACTACGAACAATTACAACAATACCTATCTCTACTCGATAGCAAACTGAATGGTCACCCTCAAGTACAATTCTCTCGAAAGCAGAATAGGCTTTATATCTTTGGTGACTTTGCAGATAAGGATATTAAAGCTGATGATTATATTGTTGCAGAAGTCTATCAGATTATAGATCCAAATACACATACTTCAGTCTATAATGATATGTGGTTAAAAGAGTATACGACTGCACTGATTAAACAGCAGTGGGGTGCAAACCTGATTAAGTTTGAAGGTATGCAACTTCCTGGTGGAGTGATAATGAATGGTAGACAATTATTTGATGATGCAACAACTGATATCGACAAATTAAGAGAAACTATTCGGATGGAACACGAAATGCCACCAGATTTCTTTGTAGGTTAATATGGCAAGAAACGTATATTTCACAGACAAAGTCAGATCAGAGCAAAATCTTTACGAAGATATTGTCATTGAATCTCTTAAGATCTATGGTCAGGATGTCTATTACATACCTCGTGATATTGTTGCTGAAGATAAAATCTTTGGTGATGATATACCTTCACGATTTAATTCTTCACATAAGATTGAAATGTACATTGAAAACATAGAAGGATTCGATGGGGAAGGTGATCTCTTTACTCGATTCGGTGTTGAGATAAGAGACGAAGCAACCTTTATTGTATCCCGTCGAAGATGGACTCAGACAGTTGCACGTATGGATAATGGTGTAACATCAGTTCGACCGCTTGAAGGCGATTTAATTTTCTTACCGCTTTCAAATAAACTCTTTCAAATCATGCATGTTGAGCATGAACAACCATTTTATCAATTAAGTAATTTACCTGTATTTAAGTTAAGAGCCCAGTTGTTCGAATATAATGATGAGGATCTTGATACAGGCGTTGATATTATTGATCAAATTGAAAAAGATTATGCATACACCTATGTGCTCACACTTGATGGAACAAGTGGTATTATTACAGCAGGTGAAACTGCAACACAGACATTTTCAAGTGGTATCACAGTCGCTGGTGAAGTTTCCAAATGGTCAGACTCTGATCAGAAACTACATCTTATCCATATCGACACAAGCGATGACAAATATCATACATTTGTCACAGGAACAAATATTACAATTAGTGGTGGGACGACAAGATCCGTCGACTCAGCATTTAATGTTTCAGCAATCACAGAAAATAATTTAATTTCGTCAAATGAACAGAATGATGATTTCGGTACTATCGGAGGAGATTTCCTTGACTTTAGTGAGAATAATCCATTTGGAGATCCGGAGAATAATTAATGTTTGGTACCCATTTTTACCATAAAAAGGTTAGAACTTGTGTAGCAATTTTTGGTAAATTGTTTAACAACATATATGTTGTCAGACCAAACAGCCAACTGAAAGTTCCACTCTCTTATGCACCAAAACAAAAGTATCTTGAAAGGATAAGAGAGAATCCTGATCTCAGTGCGAACTCACAGGTTGCAATTAAACTCCCTCGTATGTCTTTTGAAATTACTTCATTTACATATGATGCAGCAAGACAACTAACAAAGGTAAGTAATTTTAATACACTTGGGTCAGCAAATACAAATAGACAAAAGTTCTATTCTCCAGTACCATACAGTATTAATTTTCAATTAAATATATACGCAAAGACCCAAGATGATGCTTTGCAAATGGTAGAACAAATTTTACCTACATTCAACCCTCAATACACTCTTACGATTAAGCCATTCAGTACAGAATATCCAGATTTTAAAGAGGATATACCAATCATTATACAGGGTCTGAGTTTTGCTGATGACTTTGAGGGTTCATTAGAACAACGAAGGACTATTATTTACACTCTTGATTTTGAGATGAAAGTGAGTTTTTATGGTTCAATAAATACTTCAGATATAATACGTGAAGCAAAGACTACTCTCTTCCAACAGTCGATTGGATTAAATGATTCAGATATAGGGTTATCAAGAATTGATACAACACCAGACCCTCTTTCTACAATTGGATTAGCAGATAGCGACTTTGGATTTACAAATACAATTACAGTATTAAGTGATAGCGCATGACAAATGATGAAAGAAATATTAAATCAGATTATGATTATTCAAGAGAAACCTATTACGACTTATTAGAAAAAGGTCGTGGTTCTCTTGAAGATATGATCGAAGTCGCCCGTTCGTCCGAGCACCCGCGAGCGTACGAAGTATTATCAGGAATGATTAAAAACTTATCTGATGTCAATGATAAGTTAATGGATCTCAACAAAAAAAATAAAGATATCAATCAAGAAGAAGTGAAACAGATTGCAGGAGGTACAACGAATAATGTATTTCTTGGATCGACTGCAGATTTGCAGAGACTATTACAAGATGAGAAAGATATAATTGATGTCACTCCCGAATCAAAATGAAAGCTATCTCGGTAACCCGAATGTAAAGAGAGATGGTGTCCTACAAGGATGGGAACAAGATTCGGTTAGAGAATATGCACGTTGCATGAAAGATCCTGTCCACTTTGCCCAAAAATATTGTAAAGTAATATCACTCGATAAAGGTTTAGTTCCTTTTGAGCTATATCCTTATCAGAAAAAAATGTTTCAACAGTTTGAGGAAAATCGTTTTAATGTCGTTCTCGCATGTCGTCAATCAGGTAAGTCAATATCAGCATGTGCCTACCTCCTCTGGTACGCACTCTTCCATACAGAAAAGACCGTCGCTGTCCTTGCAAACAAAGGTGCAACAGCAAGGGAGATGCTCTCAAGAGTTACACTCATGCTTGAGAATATCCCCTTCTTCTTACAACCAGGGACAAAGGCACTCAACAAAGGATCGTTGGAGTTTTCAAATAACTCTCGTATTATCGCTGCTGCTACATCTGGTAGTTCTATTCGTGGTCTCTCAGTCAACTTACTCTATCTCGATGAGTTTGCTTTTGTGGAGCGTGCTGCTGAGTTTTACACTTCTACTTATCCCGTGGTTTCTGCTGGTACCGACACCAAAATCATCGTTACCTCTACCGCTAACGGAATCGGAAATACTTTCTATAAAATATGGGAAGGCGCAGTCCAAGGGACCAATCAATTTAAGTCCTTTCGAGTCGACTGGTGGGATGTACCAGGAAGAAATGAGAAATGGAAAGAACAAACCATTGCAAACACTTCGCAACTCCAGTTTGACCAGGAATTTGGAAACACATTCTTCGGTACAGGGGATACGTTAATTAATGCTGAAACCCTAATGGGATTTCGAGCAATGCCATATAAGAAATCATTAGAAGGTGGGGATCTTTTAATATACGAAGAGCCTATTAAAAAGCATGATTATATTATGACAGTCGATGTGTCGAAAGGAAGAGGTCAGGATTACTCTACTTTTAATTTGATCGATATTAGCGTTCGCCCGTTTGCACAGGTAGCTGTATATCGCAATAACACTATCTCTCCTTTGCTCTTCCCTAATATTATATATAAGTACGCAAATTCTTACAACGAGGCATATGTTGTAATTGAATCAAATGACCAAGGTTCTTTGGTCTGTAATGGACTTTACCAAGATTTAGAATATGAGAATATACACCTCGAATCTGCAATACGAGCAGATGCAATTGGCGTAGAGATGACAAGAAGAAGTAAAAGACTTGGTTGCTCAGCAATTAAAGATATCCTTGAAAATAATAAACTGAATATTGTAGACGAAAATACAATCCTAGAGATATCGACATTTATTGCAAAAGGTCAATCATATGAGGCATCGACAGGAAACCATGATGATCTCATGATGAATCTTGTCATGTTTGGTTACTTTTCATCCTCGCAATACTTTGGTGATATGACAGATATTAATCTAAAAGATATGATATTCAACAAACAAATGAAAGAGATTGATGATGATTTGGTACCATTTGGATTTATTGACGATGGAAGTGAAGAGATCGACCGCCTTGAGAATGATAGCAAATATGAATGGCAAGTTGAATATGACCCAAGTTTCTAATTATTATAAATAATATGAAATTGAAGATAACCGTATCATGATAACATATAATTAGTAACCGAAAAAGGAAAAAAAGATGGCACTATTCACACCTTCGCAATCTCCTGCGGTTGTCGTCAAAGAAATAGATCTGACTGGCGGAGTGCCCAACGTCCAGTCAACTACAGGCGCATTCGTTGGAAATTTTAGATGGGGGCCTGCAGAACAGAGAGTACTTGTTGCAAATGAACAAGGGCTTATCGAAGTTTTTGCAACTCCAGATGCAAACAATAATCGAGACATCGATTTTGTAAGCGCATCACAATTTTTAAGATATTCAAATTCACTTCAAGTAGTAAGAATAGTAGATACAACTGCTAAAAACTCTAGATTTATTGGGGGTCAAAGTACTGATGGCACTACACCAATACCAACTGTAAAAAATAAACTAGATTTTGACGCATCTATTTCTACATTAGATTCAGACTTACAAGTTTTTGTGGCAAGATACCCTGGCGAATTAGGAGACGAAATTAGGGTTTCAGTATGGGATTCCAGTAGTATATCAGGATGGGCTTATGCTTCTTCTTTTGATGCAGCTCCAGGAACAAGTACCTTTGGAACCAATAATTCTATAACAAATGACGAAATGCATATTGCAGTTGTAGATGTAGGTGGCAAATTATCTGGAACAGCTGGAACTGTTTTAGAAACATTTCCATTTGTATCAAAAGTAACAGATGCTAAAAATATAGATGGGACAAATAATTACGCAGTAGATGTAGTTAACGAAAGATCACAATATGTGCATATGGTAAATTTTGATTCTGACTTTCAAGTTGCTGGAGCGGGAGCTGCAGCCATAGGAAGTACAGATTATTCTCGAACAACGCGGACGCAAACCAATTACGATTTAACAGGTGGAGTTAATTCTGGAACATTATCAGCATCAAATATTCAAACTGGTTTTGATTTATTTGAGGACAAAGATATTGTTGAAGTAGATTTCTTAATTGCTCCGAGTATGGTAACAACTGCTGATCAAACAACTATTGTCAATGATCTTGTATCAACTGCTTCATCAACTAGAAAAGACTGTATAGTTGTAGCCTCTCCGGCAAGAGATGATATAGTTAATTTGACAAGCGGTTCTTCGATTACAACAAATATTGTTGAAACTGCAAACACTTTTACTAAATCTTCTTATCTTATACAAGATGGAAACTTCTTAAAAGTTTATGATAAATTTAACGATCAGTATATTCAAATACCTGCAGCATCTTCGACCGCTGGTCTAATGGCAGCAACTGATCGTAATGCAGCACCTTGGTTCTCACCAGCTGGTGGAAGACGAGGACAATATTTAGGGGTGACAGCAATTGACTATACACCAACAAAATCTCAGAGAGATACTCTGTATAAAGCTGGGGTTAATCCGATAGCAAATATCCCAGGACAAGGTATCATACTCTTTGGTGATAAGACAAATCTAGGCAGACCGTCTGCATTCGATCGTATTAATGTACGTCGTCTCTTCCTTGTTCTTGAAAGAGCAATTAGTCGTGCAGCAGAAAATGTTCTTTTCGAATTCAACGATGAGTTCACAAGAGCAGAATTTGTTAACATCGTTGAGCCAGTCTTAAGGGAAGTTAAAGGTAGGCGTGGTATTACCGATTTCAGAGTCGTTTGTGACGAAACAAACAACACTGCTGCTGTAGTAGATCGTAATGAGTTCATCGCAAGTATCTTCATCAAACCGGCTCGTTCTATTAACTTTGTCACACTAAATTTTGTGGCTGTTAGATCTGGCGTCGACTTTGAAGAAGTCGTAGGTACGGTATAAGGAGATAGAAAATGGCAGTATTAGGAGTAGATGATTTTAAAGCAAAGATTAGAGGTGGCGGTGCTCGTCCTAATCTTTTTCAAGCAACACTTAACTTTCCGGCTTATGCTGGTGGGGCAGAAATAACCGAGGTGGCTTCATTCTTATGTGAAGCAGCTCAACTTCCTGGGTCTACAATGGGATCGATAATCGTTCCTTTCCGTGGGCGCCAGTTAAAGATGGCTGGTGATCGTACATTTGATGTATGGACAGCAACTATCATAAATGATACGGACTTTAAAATCCGTAATGGCATGGAACGCTGGATGTCAGGTATGGGTGGTCATTCAGAAAACGTAGGATTAACCAATCCAATCGATTACGAAGCTGATCTAAGAATTGCTCAACTTGATCGAACTGGTAGTAAAATTAAAGAGTATATCTTTAGTGGTGCACATCCAACAGATCTTTCACCGATTGATGTTGCTTATGATCTTGTAGACAATATCGAGAGATTTACTGTAACATTCCAGTACCAGTACTGGACCACAGTCGATGGTACAGCGGTTTAATAAATAAGAAGAAGGGGCGAGCAATCGCCCTTTCTTATCAAAAGGATTTTAAATGGCAGAAAACGATAGAAGCATTAAATTATTTGGTTTTGAAATTAAAAGGGCTCAGAGTGATGACCCTACTAAAAAACCTTCAATCGTACCAGCACGAGATGATGACGGTGCTGGATATGTAACTGCGGCCGGAACACATTACGGGCAATATATTAATATTGATGGCGACGATACAAAAGATAATTATAATATGATTATGAAGTATCGGGGGGTAGCTGCGCATCCCGAGGTTGATGCAGCAATTGAAGATATTGTAAATGAATCGATTGCAGGAAGCGAATTAGAACAACCGGTTGATCTTGCCCTTGATAATCTCGAGGTAAGTGATAAGATTAAGAAAACAATAAAAGAAGAATTTGATAATATTATTGGAATGATGAATTTCCATGAACTCGGTCATGATATCTTCCGTCGATGGTACGTTGATGGAAGACTTTATCATCATCTTGTGGTCAATGAATCAAATACAAAAGCAGGTATTCAAGAAATCAGACCGATCGATGCTGCTAAAATGCGCAAAGTCAAACAGGTGAAAAAGAAAAAAGATCCTGAAACTGGTGCACAGTTAATCGAAAAAGTAGATGAATATTATATCTACCAAGAAAAACCAGGATCACAGCACAATGCTGGTGTTAAGATGACATTGGATTCTATTTCATACTGTACATCAGGTCTGCTTGATGAAAGTAGAAAAAGAGTCGTTTCATACTTACATAAAGCTTTAAAGCCAATTAACCAATTAAGAATGATGGAAGATTCACTTGTCATTTACAGATTGGCAAGGGCACCAGAACGTCGTATGTTCTATATCGATGTTGGTAATATGCCACGTGGTAAAGCAGAACAGTATATGAAAGACATCATGGCAAGGTATAGAAATAAACTTGTCTATGATGCAAATACCGGTGAAATAAGAGACGATCGTAAACACCAATCGATGATCGAAGACTTCTGGTTACCAAGACGTGAGGGTGGTAGAGGTACAGAGATTAGTACTTTACCTGGTGGTCAGAACCTAGGTGAAATAGACGATATTGTGTATTTCCAGAAGAGAATGTACCGTTCATTGAATGTACCAATTGGTCGTCTTGAACAAGAACAACAATTTAGTCTTGGACGATCGACTGAGATCGGTCGTGACGAACTGAAGTTCCAGAAATT